AGCTGAACGTGATGCAGAACTAGAACGCCAAGAAGCGGAACGTCTGAGAAAGTTTGAACTTAATCAACGTACCTTGCTTGGTAACGAAGCTCGTGCAGGTCAACAAGCTAACTATCGACTTGGTAGTGCTGCAGGTAGAATGAAAGGTGGTACATCTGGTTTCAAACGTAGAAACCTTAAAAAGTCAGGTCGTATTATGTCTGGAATCAGTGCTGGTACATCCGGAACATTAAATGTGTAAAATCTAATGACAGCTAAAACACGATATGACAGATTGTCTTCAGATCGTTCACAGTTTCTAAACACTGCTAGACAAGCAGCAGATCTAACTCTTCCTTATCTCATCCGTGATGATGAGGTATATACTAAAGGTTCAGTAAAACTTACAACCCCTTGGCAATCACAAGGAGCTAAAGGTGTAGTCACATTAGCAAGTAAACTTATGCTTGCATTGTTACCTCCACAAACTAGCTTCTTTAAGCTACAGGTTAATGATGTTAACTTACCTGAAGAACTAGGACCAGAGATTAGATCTGAACTAGACTTGTCATTTGCTAAGATCGAACGTACTATCATGGAATCCATTGCGGCTTCTAGTGATCGTGTGATTGTTCACCAAGCACTAAAGCATCTTGTAGTAGCTGGAAATGCTCTTATCTTTATGGGTAAGGATGGACTTAAACTCTATCCATTAAACCGATATGTCGTAGATAGAGATGGTAACGGTAATGTTATTGAAATTATAACAAAAGAAACAATCTCGAAAAAATTACTGAAAAAATTTAATCCAGATTACACACCACCACAACCCAATTCATCTGAAGACAATACAACACGTCACGATGATGAATGTGACATTTATACACACGTTGTTTTAGATAACAATCGTTGGATGTGGCATCAGGAAGTAGACGATCAAATCCTTCCTAAGTCAATGAGTAAATCTCCTCTTGACTCTAACCCATGGCTTGTGCTACGCTTCAACCACGTAGACGGCGAAGTCTATGGACGTGGTAGGGTAGAAGAGTTCATGGGTGATCTAAAGTCACTTGAAGCTCTGTCACAAGCACTGGTTGAAGGAAGCGCAGCAGCTGCTAAGATTGTATTCACTGTCAGTCCAAGCTCCTCCACCAAACCATCAACACTTGCTAAGGCAGGTAACGGTGCTATCATCCAGGGACGACCTGATGACATTGGTGTAGTACAGGTTGGAAAGACAGCAGACTTTAGTACTGCCTATCAAATGGTCGGTACATTATCACAACGTCTTAGTGAAGCATTCCTTATTCTTAATGTTCGTCAGTCTGAAAGGACTACAGCAGAAGAAGTAAGGATGACACAGATGGAACTAGAACAACAACTTGGTGGATTATTTAGTCTACTTACTGTTGAGTTCTTAGTACCTTATCTTAATCGTAAACTAAACGTTGCACAGAAAACTGGAGAGATCCCACGTTTACCTAAAGGTGGTATTGTTAAACCAACTATTGTTGCTGGTATCAATGCCCTTGGTCGTGGTCAGGATCGTGAAAGTCTTGGTCAATTCCTACAAGTTATTGCTCAGACAATGGGTCCAGAAGCTATTCAACAGTTTATTAATCCAGAAGAAGTTGTCAAACGTTTGGCTGCTGCATCTGGTATCGACGTACTCAACCTAGTGAAGAGTATGGATGAATTGCAAGCTGAACAACAGCAAGCAATGCAACAAGAACAAGCTATGGCTGCTCAACAACAAGCACCACAGATGGCAGCTGTTGAACAAAAGCGTGAACAAGCAGAGATGCAAGCCATGCAACAACAAGAACAACAACCACCACAAATTTAATGAGCGAAACACTAACTTCAACTGATGCACCAGCCGATCAGCCAGAACTAAATGCTGATGAACAAGAGTCTCTAGCTATTGCTGAGGCTAATGAATCGGAACAACAGCAGTTGTTAGCAGGTAAGTTTGATAGTCCACAATCTCTTGAACAAGCTTACCTAGAACTACAAAAGGAACTTGGCGAGTCACGTGAGGAAGAACCTGAAGATGACGATGATGAGCCAGAAGAAGGATCAGAAGAAGAGTCTGATGACTCTGATGAAGATGAAGAAATTGAAGGACAGCTAACTGAAGATCAAGCAGAACAACTACATGAAATGGTTGGCGGTGAAAAAGCTTACCAATCCATGTTAGAATGGGCAAGTCAAAATCTTTCAAAAGAAGAAATTGAAATGTATGATTCTGTTATGGGTGCTGGTAATGCTAACTCTATCTACTTTTCTGTTCAATCTTTAGCTAACACATATTTTGATAGTGTTGGAGATGAAGGTCAACTTCTAACAGGTCGTGGAGCAGGAGAATCTAATGCTATCTTCCGTAGTCAATCAGAACTTGTACAAGCTATGAGTGATCCACGTTACGATAACGATCCTGCATATCGCTCTGACGTTATGGCTAAACTTGAAAACTCTGATCTTGGTTTCTAATGATTGACTGTCCACAATGTACTGTACAAGAGCAGTACGTTCTAGAACAACTACAGACTTCTGCGGGTGTAACAGATCGAACTGCACTTGCTGTTATTATGGGTAACATCTATCAGGAGTCAACCTTTAAACCTAACGTCTGTGAAGGCGGTACTATTATTCCATATGACAGATGTCTTGATGGTGGTTATGGTTTAATTCAATGGACATCTAAGCATCGTTATGATGGACTAGGTACATTCTGTTCTGAACGGAATGATAATCCTAGTTCTTTAAAATGTCAAACAGCTTACATGATACATGAGCTAAGATTTAGGGATGACCTTAGCTCCTTTCTGACTAATCATCAGACAATCCCTTACTATATGAATGCTGCATACTACTGGTTAGGCTGGGGCGTTCATGGTAATCGAACACAACATACTTATTCTTTTCTAAATAAATTACAATGAAAATTCTTGCTCTCCTCCCTGCAGCCTTGTTTGCTGCTGCTCCTGTACTTGCAGGTCCATACGCTAACGTGGAAACAAACGCCGGATATTCCGGCTCGGATTTCACCGGATCCGCGACAGATGTACACGTAGGGTACGAAGGTGCTAACTGGTATGTACAGGGTGGTCCTGCACTACTGGCTCCAGATGGTGAAGATGGAGATATCGAACT